TAGTAAACGCAATGCTATCAGCTTGCTCAGTTGCTATTGATGGCGAAGGTATTGTTGAAGTTCAAGCAGACGAATCATAATTTAAGGAGATATAAAAATGGCTTACAGCATAGACGGACTAAGCCCAGCTGGCGCTCAAGCAAAAGCTGGTGATGCTCCTCAAATGTGGACTTACTCAAGTACAGATGCAAAGGCAACAGTAGCAGCATCTGGTTATTTTAATAGCGCATCATCTTTATTAAAAGTTGGTGATTTAATTTTCGCATACAAAACTGACTCTACTGTTAGTGCTACTATGCACGTTGTATTAAGCAACAGTGCAGCAGGCGTTGTAGATGTGTCAGCAGGCACAGATATTTCTGTAGCTTAGTTTGTAGTGATAATGCAAAGGGTGGGAGTTTCGGCTCTCGCCTATTTGCACAATTGGAGAATATAAATGGCATCTGGAGATACCTCATTATCAATTTGTTCTGATGCATTATTAATGCTTGGAGCAAGTCCTATTTCGTCTTTTACGGAAGGTACAGATGAAGCTAATATTTGTAACAGCTTATATCCAGACATTAAAAATAAAACTATAGCAAGTTATCCCTGGTCTTTTTCATTTAAAAAAGTTCAGTTAGCTAGGTTAATAACAACTCCAACAACAGAATTCAAGTACGAATATGCATTACCTTCTGACATGATAGGTACACCAAGAAAGGTGTTCATCAGTAGTCAAGAAGGAGCAGTTCCTCAAAGAGAATATAGATTATCTGGTGGTAAATTATTAAGTAATTACGAGTCAGTATATGTTGATTATCAGTTTGCGGTAGAGGAATATGAAATGCCTCATTACTTTGTGCAAAACATGAAGTATCAATTAGCATGGCATTTAGCTATGCCTATAACAGATCAAATAGAAAAAACAGACTATTGGAGAACAGTAGCACAAGGAACTCCAGGAGAAAATGGTCGTGGTGGGTATATGCGCCAAGCTATGAATATAGATGGACAAGGACAACCTACTAATGGAATACAGGACTTTACACTTATTGATGTGAGGTACTAATGGCACGCTTTGTTAGCATGCAAACCAACTTTACTTCTGGCGAACTCGATCCTTTAGTTCGAGCTAGAATTGATATTGAGTCTTATAATAATTCTTTAGAAACAGCAAAGAATGTTATATGTCAGCCACAAGGTGGCGTTACTCGTAGACCTGGCACTAAATTTATAAATGAACTTACAGGAACTCCAGCAAGTGGCGTTCGATTAGTAGCGTTTGAGTTTTCTGTAGATGATAGTTATATGTTGTGTTTTACAAACGACACAATGTTTGTTTACAAAAATAAAGCATTAGTACATACAGAAGCTAGTACAGGAATTAGTAGTGCTTATTTAGCCAATATGTGTTGGACACAATCTGCTGACACTTTAATCATTGTGCATCCAGATCTAGCACCTAAAAAAATAGTTCGTGGCGCATCAGATACTGATTGGACTGTTAGCGCTATATCATTTGATTCTATTCCTAAATACGCATTTACTATTGTTATATTTGATACTAGCGCTGCTGGTCACTTAACACCAAGTGATGTTTCAGGAAAAGTTACTTTAACCTCACAGCATTCTATATTTACAGCTGCTCATGTTGGACAGTATATTAATGTAGTACCACAAGGTCGTGCAAGGATTGTAGAAGTAACAACAGGGACAACAATTAATGTTGTAACAGAGTTTCCATTTTTTGATACATCACAAATAGCTAATGCTGATTGGGAGTTAGAAACAGGCTATGAAGATGTATGGTCAGCATCTAAAGGATACCCAAGAACAGTTACATTTCATCAAGGCAGATTATATTTTGGTGGCAGTAAATCAAGACCATCAACTATATGGGGTTCTAAAGTAGGTTTGTTTTTTAGCTTTGAGCCAGTAGAAGCATTAGATGACGATGCAGTAGAAGCTACATTAGATACTAATACTTTTAATGCTATTACCGATATTATCTCTGGTAGAGATTTACAGATATTTACAACAGGTGGAGAGTTTGCTGTATTACAAGATAATATTACTGCTATTACTCCATCTAATTTCTTTTTATCTACAACTTCTCGTAACGGATCTAAAGAAGGTATACGAGTACAACAATTAGAATCAGGCATATTATTTATACAAAGACAAGGTAAAGCACTATCTACTATTAATTACTCAGATACTACATTATCTTATCAAACATCTAAAGTTTCATTATTAAGTGGGCATTTATTAAAAGGGCCTACAGGTATGGATATAAGACGTGCAGTTGCAACTGATGAAAATGATTTATTATTAATTGTTAATGCTACTGACGGAAGTATAACTGCTTATTCTTTATTACAATCACAAAATGTAATAGCGCCATCTGAATTTACTACAACAGGATCGTTTATAGATGTAGGTGTAGATATTACAGATATATATACAGTTGCTAAAAGAGCTGATAGTGGTTCCGATAAATATTATGTAGAAGTGTTTGATGATAATTCATTAACTGATTGTGGTGTAATTGGCACAACTTCAGCAACCGCGAACATGGCTCATTTAGGAGCAGCAACAGTTAATTGTATTTCAGATGGATATGTAGAGCTTAACCAAACAGTTCCGGGAGGAGGAACAGTTACTTTTTCTAATCCTCCAACTGCAAGTTCAGAATGTGGATTACCTATAAGTGTAGAAATAAAAACTATGCCTATTGAGGTTAAAATGCAGTCAGGTACAAGAATAGGATTTAAAAAACGAATTGTAGAAGTTAATGCTTTATTGTTTGAAACACAGAATATAGTTATTAACAATAATTTAGTGCCAATTAGAAGTTTAGGTTCTGGAGCTTTAGACTCTGCGGTAGCTGAATTTACTGGAACAAAGACTTTACATGGGATATTAGGCTATAATAATAATGGTCAGATTACAGTAACACAAAGTGCGCCATTAAAGTTAACATTATTAGGTTTAGAATATAAAGTAGCAGTTTATCAGGGGACATAAAGAATGGGATTACCAGTAGCAATACCAGCAGCAACCACTGCTTTTGGCGGAACTATGGCAGCAAGTACAGTTGCAGCGCCTGCATTATTAAGCGCAGCATCAGTTGCAGCGCCAATAGCAGCAGCAGGAAGTTTTGTTCCTACTTTGTTAACACAAAGCACAGGTATTCCAGTAGGCGGTAGTTTATTTGGTAATCTTGGTGGTGGCTTGTTGTCAGGTATGGGGCCAATGGATGCAGTATTTGGTATAACTCAAGGTTTAAGTGCTATACAAAGTATAAAACAAGGGCAAATATTAAAAGACCAATATAAAATGCAAGAATTAGAAGCTTTAAGTAATATGGAAAAAATAAAATTTGAAGCAACTATGAATGGTATAGAACGATTAGATAAATTAAGAAGACTTCAAGCAGCTAACATAAGCAAAAGTTATGCTGGTGGGGTAAGTGGATTAGATGGTTCTGCATTATTAAGCCAAATTGTTAGCGACCAAGAATATGGTCAAGATTATAAAATTGACTTAATGAATATAAATAATATAGTTTCTACTGGTAAAGTAAATGCAGATATTTATGGTGCAGCATCTAAACGTGCGCCAACAGATGCAATGATTGATGCTGGGGTTAAATTAGGTGAAGCAGCATATTCTTATAAAAAGTTATATGGGTAAATTATGGCATTAGATAGATACAACAGATCAGCAAAATTAGTTAATGTTCCTAACATTACGGATGTAGGTGGTCGTCAAGCTTTACAAGCATCTCAGTCTTTACAACAACGATTAGATAATATATCTGAATTTGCGTTAGGTAAATTAAAAGATAAAGCATTACAAGAAGGTCAGTTGTATGGCGTTAAAAATGCACCTACTGTAGAGCAAATAACTAGAGCAGTACAACAAGATCAAGATGTAAATGAATTGTTTGCAGAAGAAGGCAGTGTGTTTGGTGATAATGCTAGAAAGGTACAAGCGCAATTATTTAGACAAGATTCATATGCAACTTTTGCATCTCAAATTGACACTATAGCTAAAAATGTTGATAACAAAGGTGTTATTACATTGCCTGAAGTTGAAAACATAGCTAGTGAAATACAAGCAAATATAAATAGCACAGTAGAAATATTAAAAGACATTGATGTAACACAAGCAGTTAAATTTAATGCAGAAGCTAATGTGTTGGGAAATACTTTATTTACCACATTAAATACTAAAGCATTAGAGTTAGAGTTAAATGCAAAAAAAGAACAAGTAGAGCAAAGCGAATTAAGTTATACAG